GCCGAGATGTAGATCATCGACGCCATTACCAGCAGATCAGGCAGATACTCGCTGATGAAGGTCGTTGGAACCGCAACCGAAAGTGGTGCAGGGCGGGCCGTCCCAACCACTTCAACGTAGTAGCTTTGATCCGGCACAGGCCCAACAAAAAATAGAGTGTCGTTAAACGGCACAAAATACTTAGGCACCCCACGGTTGGCCGCCAACGACGATCCGTAGACCGCATCCAAAAACTCCTTAGTCGTCGGCAGCAAAGGAACGCGGGTGCCTGTGTCTGGGTCAGTGGGTATGGTTGCGTTCACAATCAGGTTGATCTGTTCGCTGACCACAAAAGACGTTCCATTGCCCAAGTCTTGCGAGAAAGACAGGTTTCGGTTGCCAACTGTCAACGCATATCCTGCGCCATGCAGCGATACGGATGTGAACAGAAGGTCAAGATCGCGGCAAATGCGAAGGCTGGCATAGTCAATCATCATGGGGAGGATTTCCAAAAAGTTTGGGTCATCCTCCGCCACGACCGCCATCTGCGCGATCTGCGTCTTGTAGGTGGTGTACGTCAGTCCTGCCATGGCTTTACCCCTGTGTCTGAGATGACCTTACATCATCCGAGCAGTTTAGCCAATGTCTTAGGTCCGACGATGCCATCAGCAGCCAGACCGTTGGCGGCCTGCCACTTTTTGACGGCGCTTTCGGTGCCAGAGCCAAACACGCCATCAGCTTCAAGACCCAGTTCAGCTTGCATCCGCTTGACGTTTTCCCCCGTGGAACCTTTTTTAAGGACGCCAGGAATGGTTGCCGCGTTGGCAATGGGTGCCGGAACTGCACCACCCAGAACGGTCAGTGCCGCCTCGTAGTGCTTGCGCCTATCCTCAAGGCCAATGGTGCCACCGTTGATCAGTTTGGTCATCTTGACAATGTCGCCCTCGTCACAGGCGATATTCAGTTTACGGCTGTTCCAGTACCAGCAGGCGCTTTCCAGCGCCCCCTTCTTGGTCTGGACGTAGTCGATCACATCCAGCAGCGTCATCTTGATGGACAGGGCGAAGGCGCTGTAATTATCCTTGCCCGTCAGTTGGATGACGCCGCGCCCACGAAAACGATAACCATCGCCGGAGGCAGTATCTCCATTGCCCATGCGGTTGGCATAGATCACGTTGGCGATCTTCTCAGGCTGCTTGGCGTAGTCTGCCGCATTCCGGCCAGCCTTGGAAAAATACTTGGAGAAAAGTTTTTCCAACGTTTCTGCGCGGTAGTTCAGGTTTTCGGACAGGGCCGTGAAGTTCATGCTTTCGTGGCCGCACTGGGCGAAGAAGCCAGCAATACGGTTGGGTGTGTTGATCTCGTACTTGGGCAAGATTTCCATTGCCGCATCGGCCCACGCCGCAGCATCAGCATTACCATGCAGGATGTGGATGATGTGGTCTTTTGTCAGGATCATTTTTTACCCATGTACTTGCTGACAGCGCGGTTACCAAACCAGAACGAAATAATCGCAGCGAATAGTCCTTTGGTTTCGTCGTCAAACATCAGGTCAACGCCGGACATCCAATCTCCACCCTGTTCCGTTACCTTGACCATGATCACGACCTTGGTTGCCATGAATAGAGCAAAAAACATATAGGTGATAACAGGACGGACAGTGGATGCAAGCTGTGCAGCAAATCCAGAAGAAGGGTTAGCATAGTTGTATATCGCCTTTGTTTCCTCAATCTCAGCCTGCTTGTCCATGACTTGCAGTTGAAGCTGCACACCCTGTGCCGCCATTTCACCCTGCAGTCGCATAGTCTCAATCTTGTTCCTATGCTCTTGCTTCTGTTGGAAAAAGCCGAGGATTTGCGGCAGGAACGATGTGCCGAAACCTAATAGGCTACCAAGAAGCGCAATCATTCTGTCTTCTCCTCTTCCTTCTGGGGTTTGTTGTTGCTTGCCGCAAGAACGCCGCCCAAGGCCCCAACGATGAAAGACGCGATGGGGGTCAGTAGCTCAAAGAACTTGCGGTCATTTTCACTGGATTCCCCCATTGGTTGGGTCACAAAGACCAGCGAATAGAGAATGGTGAAGATCGTCCCGCCAAGAATGAAGGTCAGGGATATCCCAATGAAGTAGCGCAGTTTTGCTTCCAAAAAGGCGGCGTCACCTTTTGCCATTTCGATCTCCCATTAGCTCTTCAGGGCATGAATTTGAGGCTACGCAAACAGGCGGTTGGCATTGCTGCGTTGACCAGTTTTTCGGGTCTTGGCATGGGTAGCGGTAGAAACCGTCTTTGGACATCACAAGGATGCCCACCAAGGTTCCGGCAAACAAAAGCCAAAGAAGTGTTTCTTTCATTTGATGAGCCTTTCCAGCAAGCGTTCGATCTTGGCATCAAGGTTGTCTATGCGGATAATAACACGGTTAATGTCCGCATGGACCTCTGCTTTTGTGACATATTCCTTGGCCATCTCTTCCCGCGTTCGGTTCAACAAGATTTGCAGCCGCTGGATTTCACCAAAGGAGTAACGCAGGATCGCCCCAAACAGGGTCAAGCCAGCGGTAAGAAGCATACTCCAGAGGTTTTCGGTTATCATTACCAAGGTACCCCAGTTGCAGTGACGGGGTTTTGCTGCAAGTAAATTTGATCTGCCAAAGAAGCTTCAACCGCAAACTTGTCCACGCCACTGGCCCACACCCAAGATAAAACTTCAGCTTCCGTCAGTTGATCGTACGGAACAAAGTTAGGTGCTGTTGGGTCGGGCAGGAAGCCGTTTGTGCCGTAGGTGGACGCGCTGTAGTCGCCTTCGACCGAAACGACTTGCCAGTGCGCGGTATAGACAGCGCCGTCAGGAAGGCTGCGGTCAAGCTGTGAGATGGTCCATGTGGTGGTGATCATTTCGTATCCTTACGCGATTGCAACGGTTCTGGAAGCTTCGATCACCGAAGTGCCATCGGAGATGAACTGGAAAATGAAGTAACGCGCAGAGACCGTACCCGTGGCCAAGGTGCCAGTGGTCTTGAAGCCCGTGCCGAACGTCATGGTGTAGCTGGTGGTGCCGGAGGTCAAGACGATCAGGGTGCAGCGCGTACCAGCCGCAGGCACGGTGGTGGTGAACGTACCTGTGGCGTTTGGCGTGACCTGAGCAACGCCATCAGTGGCAAACGCAAGGGCAAGTGTTCCGTTTGCGTGGGTTATGAAGCCGTCAGTGATCACCGAGTTGGATACCAGTGACGTACCCCTGACCGAAGCCTGTGTCGTCGCGCCGACCGTCATGTTGTCAATTGACCCGCCAGTGATCGCGGGGGCTGACGCAAGCACCACCGCACCAGTGCCTGTGAGCGTCTGGAAATCAGTGAAGCCAGCCTCCCAGTCTGCGGCGGTGGTCAGCGTGGTGCCAATACAGGTCACCATTGCGGTCACACCGCTAATGATGGTTGTCACAAGGTTGCCGCCGGAAGAGTTGACGGTCAGGCTTCCCGTGGAGTTGTTGACGATGTGGAACGACCAGCCAGTCCCCAGCGTGGATGTCACGGGCAGCGTGATCGTCTGCGTGGTCGCGCCAGTGAACAGTTGGTACTGGGTGCTGGTGTTGGTCAGGACAGTTGTGCCAGCCGCCGTGGGCGTTGACGTGTAGCCTAGCAAGGCAGCCGCAGCCGCAGGGGCCGTGGTGACCCCCGTGCCACCGTTGGCAACCGGAAGGGTGCCGGAGACGTGGGTGGTCAGGCCGATCTTGCCGTAGGATGGTGCCACACCCACGCCGCCGGAGATCAGGGCGTTGCCTGTGGCTACGTCAGCAAGCTTGGACAGGGTTGTGGTGCCGGAGGCGTAGACGATGTCACCGATGGTGTAGGACGTGATCCCAGTACCACCGCCAGCCGCGCCAACAGCGCCCCACGCGGGGGCAGCGCCGGAGCCAGCCGAAATGATGGTCTGGCCGGATGTACCGTAGTTTGCACCACCAATGCCGAATTGACCTGCGGAACCTAAACGAAGGCGCTCCACTGGGGTTACGGTACCCGTTGGCGTTGTGTATAAAATCATAAGCCCGGGCGCGGAGGTTGGGCTGATAGCACCGTCAGAATAAAAGGCTATCTGCCCCGTGGAACGGTAAGCGGAAACGCCATCGTAGCCAGAGGCAGCAAAAATGCCAAGGGCGGATGATACAGAAACGGCAGTCGGAGCAGCTTTTGTACCGCTGGCGTACTGCAACTTCATTAGGGCAGATGCAGCGTAGTTTGTTTGGTTGTACGTCCCACCATCAACAGAAAGAAGGGTTGTAGGCGAAGTCGTCCCAATCCCCACGTTGCCAGAGGAGTCGATACGCATACGCTCTGTGGAGTTGGTGGCAAACATCATGTTAGTAGCTTCATAGTTTGACAACACAACGTCTTCGCTGTCGTTTATGCCAATCAGGAAACCATCTGTAATGGCTGTGCCAGTAGCCGAGTTTTGGAAGTTTGCGTAAACACCAACGGCTTGATTGTTGTAGGCCTTATAGGCAACCATGTCGGCTGTGGTAAACGTATTTACTTGCGAGTGGACCTTTGCAAGCGGCGAAGTTGTGCCAATCCCCAAGTTGCCGCCGTTTGTAAGCGTCATAACTTGAGTAAATGCAATTGCAGTTCCAGCGGTGCCTGATGGTGCGGTATACCACTGGTGGATACCTGACGATTGGTAGTAAAGAGCAGCAAGGCTTGTTATGCCGTAGAGAGTCGCCCCAGTAGAGTCTATATAATAGTTTTGCCCCATTTGGATACGGTTTGATCCGTTTGAAGCAATACCTGAATATGCGTTGGCTATGTTAAGAGACTTATAGGCAGAGTTCCAAGCAGCAGGAGTGCCGCCAATCCCTACGTTGCCATTTCGGTCAACACGCATACGCTCAATTGGCGTTCCTGTTAGCAAGTCTGTGCTAAATGCAATTCCGCCGCCGGGGTTTCCAACTTCCGCAATACCTGTGATTGATGCTTTTACTCCAGCCCCGGGTGCAGAGTTATCGGCTGAGTAAAACTCAATTTTGCCAAGTTCTTGCGGGCCTGTTGCGCTAAGGTCTGTATCAGTAAATCGCAGGACATTGAGAGCAGTGCCAGCGGTATTGTTTGCCGCAAGATCAAGTTGGGTTGCTGGAGTGCCACCAATCCCTACGTTGCCCGCGCTATCAACCCGCATACGCTCAACGCCAGCCGTAGCCACAGCCACAGTATCCGCAGCGGGGAAGAATAGGCCCGAATTGAGGTCGCCAGTGTGGGTAATAGATGGTGCGGCGGCTGTGCCATCTGCGAAGGATGCTTGGCCTGTAAATGCGGGGTCAGCAGACGGAGCGGCACCAAGATTTGTGCGGGCTGTCGCTGCGTTAGATGCGCCTGTGCCACCCAGAGAAACTGGGATCGGCAGCGTGGTGGGAAGGCCCGTCCGCGTGGCCGCGATCATCTGGGCCAAGCTGATCTTGACCGAGGTTCCGGCCTGTACGCCTTCGAAAAGCTCTGACCCATCCAATCCGATGACCGCTGGGAGATTTGGGATTTGTATGAGGCTCATGTCAGATCGGTCCTGTCTCTGGAACTGTCGTGTTATCATACGGCAGATCGGCTTGAGTTGCCAGCGGCGCAGTTTGCGCTGCGGGATCAGTGCCAGGCTGTTCGTTCAAGCTGCCATTGGCAAAACCAGTCTGCTGGGGAACGCGAGGATCATTATTTTCGGTCACGCGCGTATCGCCGCCAGGCACGGGGATGCCAGTCTTGGCGTTGACCGTGTTGCCCTGCGTGGTGCGGTAGTCTGTGGACGCCTGAATGAAGTATTCGGGGCGGGCGTTCATGATTACAGGCGGATCGGCGGGCAGAACGATGGAGCGAAGCTGTTGCTGCGGCGTGTCCATGCAGGGGTCGCACACCAGAATGCGCTTGTTGATCAACGAGGAGCCAGCCCAGTCAAACTGCCATGACAGGTC